ACCTAATACAAATGATTGGTTCTCTTCTAAACGAGAAACTGGAACGTTCAATGACTTGTATAGTTTCTTTTGGAAGTACTCGATGTCAGCAATTTGACCTAGGTTCTCACCGCCTGGCAATGTAGTAATCTCTGTACCTTTACCGCCTTCACGACGTGGCAACCAGAAGTCTTCCAACATAGACATATGCTTACGATCATCTTTGATTTCACCAGTGTTGGCGTCATAGACAATCTTGTTCTTGTAACGTGCCATGATATCACGTAGATATGATTCAGCTTTACCCTTAGGTAAGTTACCCACGTCAATATAGAAAATACGACGTTCTGGTGCACGAGCCATACGATAGATGACTAATGAGTCTTCCATCATACGTAATTGGTTAACTGGTTTGATTGCCTTATACAAATAAGACAATACCTTCTTAGACGTTTGATCTAATAAACCAGATGTAACGTAAATGATTGAGTCTTTAGAGATCTTTAGACCAGTGTTTGACTTACCTTGAATTGTATCTTGGTAAATGTAGAACTCTTGGTAACCTTTAATCATAGGTTGACCAGTTCTAGAGTCTTTGTCTTGAATTACTTGACGAACTTTACGAATCTTTAATGGGTCGATTGGACGTAATTCCAAGATACCATTCTTTGGATTCTTCTCATCAATAATGATATGATAGAATAGACGACCATCAACATACCACTTGCGGAAAATGTCATGACCATTAGCGTCAAAGTTTAATAGACGAGTAACGTTATCAAATTCTTCACGAATAAGCTTCTTAATCTTATCGCTGTATTTGTCTAAGTTCTCTGTGATGATTTCAACAGATTCATCTTTCTCGTCAGAAACAATAGCTTCATTAACAATGTCTTCAATAGCTGAATCACACTCAGGGTAAAGTGCCACTTCTCTATACTTCTTAATTAAGTCGGAGTCGTCTTTAGCCTTAGTGCCTTCAATATCAACGTACTGACCAAAGTAACCACCCTCCATGATGACAGTTGAGCCGTCATTGATGTCTGGCGCAGCGAAAGAAGTTTTCTTCTTGTCCAACTGTTCTTCTTTTTTACGATTGATTTGAAAACCGAATAGTTCCATTTTTTGCCTTTTATATATGACGAAGAGGAGAGCAGGTTTCCCCACTCTCCTTTTATTTATCTACTACGTTTAGGTAGTAGTTCCAGCAGATTCCCAATATTGAACTTGTAGTTCAACTGTGAATTCTTCGATAGTATCTGTAGAATCGTAAGACAATTCAATAGCTGATACGTTAGTTGGGAATGTACCACGGAAGTTGTACACCTTTACTTCGTTACCTGCTTTGTCTAATTGAGCAACAGACATATCTGCTTGATAGTCGACTGGATTTGTAAGACCTGTATTGTTGGCGTGTTGGTTGATACCATTCATCCACTTTTCAAAGGCATTACGAATCTTGAAGTCTGTATCATTGATGATAGTAATTGTCCAAGGTTCAAAAGTACGGTCACCAGCGATTTGTAATTGACGGCCACGGAATGGAACCGTAACAGTACTAATCACTGACGCTGGTAATTGAGCTGCCTTCACAAGGAAGGAAGTCAATTCAACATCACCCCCAGCAAATGCTGGGAAGTTGACTGTAGCTTTGAAGAGGTTAGGACGAGCACCGCCACCAACTAGTTTTGACTTGAAGTCATCAACTCCTAGAATAGCCATGATTAACCTCCGATTTCTGAGAAGTCAACACCAGTGCGAGTAGCGATGAAGTTCAGATTGATAAAGTTGATAGAACGTGCAGGCTTAATGTAGATATCAGCAACGAATTGGTTGGTATCAATAATTTCGCCAGTGTTGTTTGTTGCATCGCAAACTACTTTAAAGTCTGTGATACCACGACGACCTTTGATCTCACGAAGGAAAGGTTCTGTCATGTTACGGAACATTGCACGAGTGAATTCATCGTTCAATTCGAACAACTGATATTTAGCAGCTGTAGAAATTGCTTTTTCAAGTACGATGAACAGGCGACGTACGTTAATACGATCGAAAGCAGAAGGCTTACGTTGTAGAGTCTTATCACCGAAAAGGATTGTACCTTCGCCTGGGAATGAAACTACTGGGTTAACGTTCTTCTTGTATAGATCATCACGCTGAGCTTTGTTAGGGTTGAAAGCAACCTTAGCAACACCAAGAATTTGACCACGAGTGTAACCGCCTGGAGAGAACCATGCGTCAGCAACGTTATCTGTCTTAGCACATAGACCAGCCATGTGACCTGAAGCAGGAATCCAACGATATACGTCATTGTACTTATCATAGATCTTAAGAGCTGTAGAGTCTAAGAATGCATATGAAGAAGATGTTAATGTATCAGCAAAGCTTAAAACGTTAGTTTTAGCAGTGTCTGTACTTGTAACAGTTGTTGTCAATGATACAGGTGGAGAAACGAATGCCACAACGTCTTTACGGTTTTCAGCAATAGCAATCAAGTTATTTGACTGTGCTGTAGCGTCTGTTAGAGCAGAAGAAGAACCTAATGTTGGAGCACCAATTAACAAGTTAACGTCAATTGTTTCAGCATCATTGAATACTTGGAAACCAGTGTCAATATCACCTACATCTAATGCAGCACCGTCGGCACCACCAGATAATGAGAATGTTACTGCAGCAGTACCAGTTGCAAATGTTGTACCAGCAGCTAATGAACCTGCACTAGTAAATGCAGTTGCTACGCCTGTCCACCAAATGTACTTTGATTGAAGGTTGATAACTTCTTTGTAGTAGTTAGTTGATCCATCGAATGTTTTTGCATCACGTGCTTGAGACACGAATGCGAACTTTTCAAGGATAGTACCTTTTACGCCTGTGATGTAACCATCTTCGTCAATAACTAAGATGTGCATCTCGTCTTTAGAACCACCAACAGATGCTGCATATGAAGATGTGCCTGGAGCTGCAGTGAATACAGACTTCCATTTTTGTGCATCACCTGCATCGGTTGTAGGAGCCCAAGCGCCCCAAGCTGTTGAATCAGCTGGACACACTGTAACTTTAATAGAGTCACCTACTAAACCTGGACATTTAGCTGCCCACATACCAGCACCAGACAATGTAGCATTGTCATAGTGATCTTTGTTTTTAAGCAATAGTCCTGCACCTGGAGTGCCGGTTACACCTGCTGTTGCGTTAAGTGCGCCAGAATTAACTGCGCGTACTACCTTTAGATTATTACCGTACTTTAAGAAAGCAGCTGCGTTAAAGAAATAAGCAGCAGTGTCGTTTGTTGGCGTACCAAAATTGTCGACAAGTTCTTTCTCAGAGCTAACAGTAATGATCTCCTCTACCGGTCCCCAAATCGCTTGCACCACAGTAGCTCCAATTGAAGTAGAGACTGCGGGTACAACGTTTGTGAGATCGATTTCGCGTACTTGTACGCCTGGAGAAACTTGAAAAGCCATTGTTCTCTACCTCGATGTTAGTTGATTATGTGTTGTTGAGAGCATGATATGAATCATAATAAGAATATTCACTTCTTAGCTATATTTATAATTTTTCCATCTTAACCAAAGTGACCTCTGGATCAGGTTCTTCTCTCAATCGAACGTTATAAATTGGATCATCATTAACTTCAACTATTTCAGGTTCTTCAATAGGTTGCATCTTAAAGAAGTCATCCCATTGTTTTGTGTCTTTCTTCTTCATTTCCATGTTACCCGCAATAAGCAATAAGATTGCCATTGGGTCAAACACACAGATGATTAAGATAATCATTAACCTAACGGCTTTACCAATAACTTCTTCGCTGCTGTCACCATAGACAAGTTCTGCAACATACTTGATGGGACCAACCTCGGCTTCAATCTTAGACAGATCGGCGGCAAGAGGTGCCCTCTCCTCGTTGAGTAACCCAATCTTCTTCTGTGCGGCTTCGACTTCATCAACCAAGCGTTGACGTTCTTTCTGTTGGGACCTTCTAAAAGCCATAGCGTTTGTGGCACCTTTTTCATCTGTTGAGCGGCCCAATATTTGCTCCACTCCCGCATCCATCTGTTTGATAGCTTGCTTCGCTGTAGCGATATTCTCTTTTTCATTTTTAATCTTTTCATCAAGTAAATGTACTTTGTCAGCAGATCCACCAATCACAACAGATTGATCTAAGTGTGCTTTAGACAAATAACCAAAGATACCCATAGAGGTAATCAACGAAAGGATAACTACAGCAGATGTGAAATAGACGATTAGAATCTTTGGTGCAGTTGTCCAATTACGATAAACCCAAGAGGCAGCAACAAGCTTACCGACACCTAGAGCAGCACCCATGACGATAGCTGCAATTGGTTGTGAAGCAAAGATTGCTACTAAACCTGCAATAGAGTAATATTCAGCAACACCTGAAATAATGAATGCTGCTGCGAATAGAATGTATGTAAACATTAATTTAGTCCCGGAAATTCTCGCCAACGTTGGCCAGTGTCATCAATAATAACTTCCTCTTCTTGGCCATCACTGATGAAACCAAATGGAAGTACTTCATCTTCAATTTGTTTTGCTTGTTGAGCGTAGATCAAACTTCTCATATTTGAATCCATTGCTTCGTTAAACATTGGTGTAGCTGCAAACCAACCAAATAAAACTAGGTTCATAATCAAGTCATCATGCATACCATCGGTTGCTTCATATGATTGACCCTTAGCTACAAACACTGATGCTTCAACAATCGTTTCTGCATCAACAATTTCTAGTTTGTTTTGCTCAACTAAGTCTTTCATGTTTGAGCAACCAATACGTTTAACTTTCTTGTCCATGAAAACACCAATACCATCAGACTTAACTGATGAAGTAGCAAACACGTTTTCATACTCAAGATCGTAATAGAGACCATTACAAACAACTGAACCTTGATCGTTATTTTCAATAACAACTAAAGCGTTATTATAGATCTTAGCGTATTTGTGAATCACATCTGGGAATAGAAGTGGAGACACCATGTTATCTCTATATGTTACTACTTGTCTAAATGGACGAGTAGTAATATCTATGATGTTGAAAGTAGAGTAATCTTGACCTCGGCCTTTAGCGACGTCAACAAACATCATGTAGTTGTGATCTGGGTGAGTCTCTTTACTATCTTCGTCGCTATACGATTTGATTGGTGATTCATATACATTAACACCATTCATTGAGTAGATAGGTTGTTTAGCCTTTAATCTCAATAACGTGTTAGCGTTAATTAATGTGTTACCTGTGCCATGGAAGTTATTACCGAATTCTTGGTCAAACTGAAGTTCAGATGTGTTAGCAACTGTCTGAGCTTTCCATGCGGCATCACGCCCAGGAACGTCCCACCAATCAACACGGAATGGTTTATAGTCGTTAGTACCTTGAACAGCACCTTCCCAGATTTTATGGAAGACATTACCAAGACCATTAGCAGTTGATGTAATGATAACTCGAGTAGTCTTACCTGATGTAACTACTGGGTATGTAGATGTATAGAACTTAGCATCATTATCAACGAATGCAAATTCGTCAAGGAACAATAAGTTAACAGACATACCACGAATAGAAGAACCAGACGTTGCTGATGAAACGATACGTGAGTTGTTTGAGAACTCAATTGATTTTTTGTTTAGTGTTTTACATCCTGGCTGTAAGAAGAATGGAAGGTTTTCCAAAGCCAATGTAATACGCGAAATCATTTCTTGTGCAGTTGAACCCTTGTTCGCTAACACAGCAATTGTTTGTTCGGGTTTAAAGATTGCGTACCATAGCAAATACACAACAGATGAAATAGATTTACCTGACTGACGACAAGCAAGAACAATAGAGAATCGACTATTATTAAAATGGTCGAACATCTTCTCTTGATATGGATACAAGTCGAATGGGACTAAACCTCGGTCAAGGTTAATAACTTTAACGTACGTGCGAGCGAAGTACGCTGGATCATTCATGCAGCGTATGTATTCGCTTAGTTCCTGGGATGTAAATGATTGTTCAACACCATCGCGCTTAACGAGTGGGTTACCATTATAACCAAACTCGCTATTTTTAAGACTTTGTGTTGGTGCTGTCAATGTCTATCACCTTACCTTTATTCTGATCTAGAATAAATCGTTGTAGGTCTGTAGTAGATCCCACAAATACATTATTATTCGTCACCGTTGCAGTGCCGGAAGTTGTAGATTGCGATCCCTTTGCAGGAGTACGCAAATCTTTTACACGCTTTTGAAGTTCCAATAGCTTATCATTGTTGTCAGACTGAGTCTTCAACAGTGTAGCTAAAACTTCAAATGCACGAGGATGTTGTGAATCTCTTGCGAGTTCCATCATCAAATCAATAGCTTCATTGCCCTTGTCGATAAGCTCTTTATATGTCTCCCTTGAGGAATCATAGTCGTCTTGCAAGTGATCGACCGTCTGAAGGGAATTGTCATTCGCCACGCTTGGCAAATTCTTAGAGAGGGCGTCTGCTATCTTAACTCGTTTGTTTGTATTATCTATAGGTTTCATAATCTCATCATTGCAATTTAAAAGCCAAAGTCAGTAACCGTTTGTTCAATTGTATAGGTGCCATCTTTGCCAGCACCTAATGGATTAACCACTGTTTCAATCTTTTGTGTCATGCCGTAATTGTCATAATCACGAACATTAATAATAGCATCTTTAATAACGCCTTGATCAAGATTAGTTGGTCCATAGAAGAATGTCTTCATTGAAAAATCTAATGTATAGATCAATACACGTCGTGTAGAAAAATCACCTTCATAATCATCTGAATATGTTACAGATTGAAGTACGACAGGGATGTCACGCGTGATTCCTAATTCTGGAATCTCTTTAATAGTTACTACATACTCTGGATTGAAGTATGGTATGATCTGTTCAACAATTTGAAGAGCATCATCTTGGTTCTTAGCATAGACACTAAGAGTGAAGTTCATAACGTATGGAACTGGATTTCTAATAGTGCTCTGTCCATGAATACTTGGCGTAGCAATAGTATTCATCTTGTTCAATTTAACAGAAGTATCATACGTCATGCCAGTTAATTCAAACGACATACGAGGTAAACGAATAGCTACCTCTGGTGCGTTCAAATCTGGTTCTTCAAATAGACGTGTTAAGAACTTTTGTCTTGGGCCATATGATAATGGCACCTTAATGTTATTGACAACACTACCACTCGCCTCTTTATGTTGAACGACAATGTTATTAAAGAGTGTACCAAATACTGATACAGTCTTTCTAATGTGCGAATGGTAGAAGTATTGACCGAACATTTATATTACCATGCTGCGATTGCAACACGCTTCCATGTGTTTGTGTTAGTACAAACATAAAAATAATTTTGATCAAACGAAACTTGACCAACAACACCAGTTGCAGTTGCACTTAATGGAACTGGTACTAATGCTGGAGCTGTTGGTGGTTTACCACTCAAATCAGAATATGCACCAGTCTTTGCGACCGTAGCAACAGTCAAAGAACCATTAACACCTAATGCATTATAGAGTTCTGTGAAGTTATCGTTAATCTTACCACCGGCAATTCGTAGTGAATCACCAGCATGATCGTTTGCAGTTGTGCCTAAGCCAATAATTTTCTTTGCCATGTTATGCCTGTTGGTCCATTGTAAACGCAGTTGAGTCCATTGTTAATGCTAACTCATCAAACGTTGGTGTAATATATGTATTCATTGATGAAAGGTTAGCAAAGATTGCGCCTGGTTCACCGAATGGGTTTGTTTCTGTAAAGTCTAAGATTGAATCGCCTTCAGTTTCAAACGATAAGTTATCTGCATCAGGATCGTTAGGTAATGTCTGAGTATTAGTAACTGTAGCGATACCCCAGATTGCACCAGAAGTTAAACCTTCTAGTCGCATATTTACATTTGAACCTGATGGCACAAAGAATCTAGCAATACCACTTGAAGCACGAATTTGGTTGACCATGATATTAGCTGAGATTGCAGAAATGTAATCTACTTCGCCAATGTTACCATATACGTATGATGGTGTACCATCTTCATTGTAACCAACCATTTGACGTAAATCTTCTTCAGGTAAGAATTGAATTCCATTACCATCAGAGATAAGCATAGATTGTGAGAACGCATATGTATCTTCAATGCCATCAATCTCTTCAACGCCTGTATCAAACTTCTCGTTGTTTCGCATTGAAGCTTATAAACGAAAATGTTGCCTAATTGATAGAATGGTGACTCATGCTCAACAAACTTGATTTCGTGGAATGAACCAGTCATTGGAATGTAAATTAAGTCACCTTCATTTGGTCGACCAGAAACAATTGTATTGTTCTGAATGCCAACAAAATTTTCCCAAGTTTTCTTAGCGATAACCCAGTTAGATGTGTCTCGAATTTCAAGGCCAAACTTAGACATTAGTGTTTGTTCACCACCGTATCCACTATCTAAATCTTCAAGATACATTGTGACCATGTAAGCGTCACCGAATGAACTTGCAATATCTTCATTCATGATATTGTCAAGCTTATTGATATGACGAGGGATATAATACACGCTTAGACCAAAGACCTCCATAGACTCGATGATCAAGTCTTCATAAAGGTTTTGTTCCGATTTTACGGCGTGGTTAAAGAATACGTTACGACCCATTGTTTAACCCACAATAAAATCAGCAGGAAGTTCGTATGTATCTCTTAGAGATTCTTCTAATGCAGTGATCTCTTCTTTAGCTTCATCCATAATCTTAGATGCATTGATAGTAACTCCGCCAGGAAGTTGCATACCATCAAACTTAGATAAGTTAGTACCCCATTGACGTTTAATCAATGCGGTTGAATATTGTTTTAGCCATGTGTCATTCCACATTTCAGGTGTATCACCAAGTGAGACATAAGCCTCAGCCATGATGTATTGACCTACAACTAAGTTGCCACGGAATTGTGTATCAATGAATAACTTATTACCATGACGTTGGTATTGAATTGGTTGAATACCATTAAGGATGCTATCTACTTCTTGTAAGTATTGTTGCATCTGAACGTAATACTGAAGTGATTCTGCACGATACAAAGCATAGAAATCGTTGAGGTACATTTGGTACTTCATTGAGAACATGTTAATCGCTGCATATGAATTACTAATAGGTAATACACGAGTGACATACATTACGTCATCTGTAAGTGTAAAGTACTTGTTAGTAAGATCTTGTTCTGTAACTTGAATAGGAATATATGTACGACGTTGACCATCCATGTGGAAGTCACGATACTTCTGTAACGCTTCATCAATACGATCTTCAATCTGATCTTCATCTACGTTAATCTCAAGTACAGGCGCACCTAAGTTACGTAGGCAATAGTCGATTAATTCTTGTCTGCTTGTTGGAATAGCCATCTTAAGCCTTTAGGATAGAGTTAACCATCCATGCATGTTTCTTATGAGCACCTAGACGGTCAGCTGCATAATTAGAAATTTGGTGATCTTTAGTTGCCTCAGCAGCATCATACAACGCTTGATATAAGTTAATCATTGTTTGGTTGTCGACTAAGAACTGCTGAAACATTTTTTGAGAAGAAGGGAAACCCTCTTCGTCTTTTACTTCTGAAATATTACTATAAACTGATAATGAACCTGGAGCTGGTTGACCTAATTGACGTAAGTATTCTGCTAACATATCACTTTGAGCAAATAGATCTTCATATACATTTGACCAGAATTCATGATATTCTGAGAAGTTTGGACCTTGAACGTTCCAATGGAACATGTGAGTCTTTAAGTATAATGCAAAGTTAGTTGCAAGAGTTT